AAAAAGTAGCTTTACCTGCATCTGACATATCAAGAGTAAGAGCAGTAATGGTAGAACCACCATCATTGCCTTTGAATATTAAATCTTCATCTGATATAGCAGATTGTATTACAAAATTATTACCATCTTGTGTAAATTGACCAATAACAGTTCCATTATCTTTAAATCTAATATCACCACCATTTGCATCTAAATTTATATCACCCTCTGCATCAACTATAAAATCATCTCCTGCTGTTATTGTTAAAATACCACCATCAGAAATAGTAGAACCATCAATTGTTATATCATCTACTGTAAGGGTTGTTAGTGTTCCAAGACTTGTAATATTAGTTTGTGCTGCACCTGTAACTGTAGCTGCTGTACCTGACACATTACCTGTTACATTACCTGTTACATTACCAGTAACATCGCCCTCTAAGTTAGAAACTAAAGTGCCAACTGCATATCCTGTTCCAGAAGTGTTTACTGTGGTTGTTGGCTCTGCTTGTAAATCTTTAAATAGTTTGAACTTACCACTATCAGATGCATCTCTGAATAAACCTGCATATAAATCCTGTGATCCAGAAGTGTCATACAATCCATAAAAACCTATATCAACACTATCAGCACCACTATTAGCTTTGGCAAGTTTGATAAGTGGATCTTCTACTTCTAATGTTTCAGTATTTACTGTTGTTGTAGTTCCATTGACTGTTAGATTACCTGCAATAGTAACATTATCAGGCAAGCCAATTGTTACGCTTGCAGTCTCACTTCCTGAACCAGATACCTCAATCTCGTTTGTTGTGCCTGATATACCTGCAACATAGTTTCCTGTAGTATCAGTTCCTAAAGCTACGCTGTTTGCAGCTATGGTTGTTGATAAGGTTATATCACCTGTGCCATCAAAATTCACACCTGAAGCAGTTACATCGCCTGACAATGCTATTGATCTTGCTGTAGCTAAAGCTGTTGCAGTATCAGCTACAACGCCTGATAGATTATTAATAAATGTATTTGTTACTCTTGCATCAATAGCAGCATTTGATCTAGCATCTGTATAGTACAAATTAGATGAGCCTTCTGATAGATCGTCTGTATCACCTGACAACCCACTTATGACTGGTGGTGTATAAGTAAATACACCTGTTGAACTATTATAAGCAATAGCACCATTTCCGCTTGCTGATCCTTCTGATCCTATACTTAATGATCCTCTAGCTCTTGCATTGGTAAAATATAAATTGCTAGAACCCTCACCAATATCATCGCTATCAAAAGTATGTGATCCACCTAAAGATATAGCTTGAGAATTAATTGTAACGCTTGAGTTTGCAAGCTTGCTGTTTGCTATTGATCCTGCAAGTTTGTCATTTGCTATTGATCCTGCAAGCATAGCATTTGTGATACCGCTTGCTTTTACTCTTAAAGTATCTGAATTTATTTCTATTGATGAATCATCAACACTTACTGCTAATGTTACATCTCCTGAAGTTCCGCCACCTGTAAGACCATCACCTGCAACAACGCTAGTTATATCAGCAGAATTAGTGTTCGCAATTGTTAATGTACCTGCTGCATCATCATAAGTTAGACTTATACCGCTTCCTGCTGTAAGTAAAGAATTGACCTGATCGTCTACTCTTTCGTTTGTAAAATATAAATTACTTGAACCTTCGCTTACAGAATCAGTATTAAAAGAAATGTTTGCTGTGCCATCAAAACTTACACCATTGATTGTTCTTGCAGTAGCTAATGCTGTTGCTGTTGCACTATTGCCTGTAATATCACCTGTAAAACTATTTGAAGCTGTAATACTAATGCCTGTTGTGATCCAATCACTATTTGCAGAATTTCTTAACTTTAAAACATTGCTACTTGTATCAACCCAAAGCTGATAAGCGTAAGTTGTACTTGGTGATGTAGCATTGCTGTTATTAGAAACAATAGCTAAAAGAGCATTATTTAAGTCTGCTCTAAAGTCTGCTCCTGTTTGGTTAGCTATATTATAATCATGTGTTGCCATATTCTGTCCTCATATCTATTGTAGTTTATATCTATAGTGTTTGAAATATAAACTCATGCATTAACCTCATCAATACCGAATATTTGCCAAGTAAAGTAAATATTTAGATCATCAAGGGTTACAGTTTTTTTATACCAATCTATTATTTGTTGCTCTGTAATGTCTTTTACTAATATAAAATTCGGTGGTAAATCATTATCTCGTAAGCTATAAACACCTTCTAATTGTGAATACATTTTTTCAGTATGCGTTTTTTCGCTATCTAAAACATCAACACCTGTTACTTCAACACAAACCTCTCTTACTATTTGAGTATCATCATCAATACTTTTTGGCATTGTTTTCATGCTGTTGTACTTATAGCTGTAATCAAAATTATGTATTGGCATCAAATCTCCGAGAATCTATAAAAACCATATTGAACATTACTTAGTTGTTTATTGTTGCCATCGCCTTGAGCTAAAACATATAACCTTAGTGTTCTGCTTGTATTGCTTACTTTTCTGACAATAAAATCTTTTTGCACCATTTCGTTAGTGCTATCAAATCTATCAATTGCTGAAAAGAACTGCGTTTGTCCAGAATGATATTGAGCAGAACCTTCATCTGCTGTAGGTATTGTTGGTGTTGATCCATCACTATAAGCAAAATCATCTCTTAGCTCAAAGCTTGATCCTGTGCCATAAGTTCCATCACCTGCAACAATAGATAATGTTTTTACCTCACCATTACCACCAAAAACTCTACAATAAATATGATAGATACCTGTTGCTGTACCCAAGTCTGCAACCTTTTTAAGTCGCATAGTATTGTTTTGAAATGATCCTATTGTTGAACCTGAAACAGTAGCAGCAGTAAAATCTAAAGCTAAGTCTGTAACATTTAATCTATCAGCAGTAATTGTTCCTGCTTGTATATCACCTGCTTTTATTGGCTCATCTGCAACAGTAAAAGTTAAATCAGTTGATTCTGATTCTGCTCCTATTGTATTTATTGTAGTTACAGAAGCTACATAGTTTGATGCTGTTTTAATAAAGTTAAGATCAATCTTGCTATCGCTAACAATTCTATTATGCACCTCATTACCACTTGAATCGACAATTGATACTCTGAATTCTTTTGATGGGTAATCTGTTGGATTTGTCCAAGATAAAAAAGGTCTCCCTGTTGCACTTGTGTTTGTGTCTGTAAAAGCAAGAGATGTAACTTTAGATGTTTCTGTGCCTGTTGGCAATCTTGTTTCATCACCAACATTTTCCGTTGGTGCATTGGCATCCCAAGAATATATGTCAAGATATTCAAGCATTTGTATATTTACTAAACCATTTTCTAAAAGGTTTACAGCTTCAATCCTATATAAAGCACTTGATAGGTTATAGGGTGAATAGGTAATATCAACAACATCGCCTGCAACTAAATTGTACAGTCTAGGAGTACCGACAAAGGTTATAGTTTTTTGATTTCTGCTTCTGTTAAGAATTGTTTTTGCCATATTAAAAGCAATATATGGATTTGTAATATATGGAAATTCAGCAGTTGTTTCTAACTCTTCACCACCATCATCATTTTTAAATGTGGTTGCATTGTCATTATGAAAAGCAGTTTTTGTATCAGCTTCAAATTTCTTTTGTGCATTAAAAAATTGCACAACAACTTTGTTAAGTTTTTCTGCTTTATCTTCATATCTTATTTTTATACCTAAATTTAAGATATGATCTTCTGTAATACTAAATGTTGATGATCCTGTATCTTCTATTAATATAGAATATTTACCATCTACATAATTTAAAAAACCTCTTATATTTGCAAGCAACTCTCTTGCGTTTTCTAAAACAGTTTCATTAGTATCAACTAAACCATTGCACTCAAATCGTGTTACTTCTGCTAAAACTGTTCCTGTTTCATCTTCATATAAAAATTTTGCAACAGCAGAACCGCCACCATTACCTGTATCAGAAGAGTTTGCTGTTGCAGTTGTACCATCTAAGTTTGTTGCTTCAAAGGTAAATGTATTTGCATCTGCAACTGTTGTTATTGTGTATAGTTTATTTAAAACAACATCTGTAATATTACCACCCAAACTTGTTGCACCTGCAAACAGAACTCTATCATTAACACTTGCACCATGACTTGTACAAGTTGCAGTAATCGTGGCATCTCCATTTGTTGCGGAAAACGTAACGCTTTTGCTTATTTTTTCATCAGGCGTATCATCAATAAAAACTCTATAACTTGTTGTACCAGAATGAGGAGTATTGCGTTGTACATCTAATATATTTGCTCTGTTTAGAATTATTGTGCCGCTACTATCTTTTACAGATATTTTTTCATTACCTTTTAGCTTGCTCCATGTTGTCTCATCAACATCTATAAAATTATCACCATTGAGTGCTGTAAAAGTTGCAGCAGAATAAGAGCCTGCATAATCTGGCACATTGACAATGGTATCTGCTGTATTTGCTGCTGTTTGAAATGATTGTAAATCAATTAAAGAAGCTGCTAGACCTTTACCATGATCTTGATGCATATAATCTAACAAAGGTAAAACAGCGTTGTTTGACCACTCATAAGTAGTTTCATCATCGATTCTATGTGATCCTGAACCACCAGATATAGAGCCATCTTTTCTTGGATCGTAAAGCTTTCTCCCTTTAACAACTACTGTTAGTTCAGGTGTAGATGTAAACATACCCTTTGTATCATATTCAAAAGAAGCAGCTATGTAAGCAATACCTTTTAACCTATGATTACTTGTCCATTTAGTTTGTGATGCATTAAGCATAGGATCAGCAGTTTGATCGTCTGCTCCATGATGTGCATTGAAAACCATCCTATATCTTTTTGTGGGATCATCACCGCTTCTGCCATTTTTCGATTTAACTTGCACTTTACCAAGTTGACTTGCTGTGTTTAATGATCCTGCTCCACTACTGATTTTGTCTGATCCTGTGTAATAACCATCTCTAAAAACACTTGTATCAGAAATAGGCGTACCATTAATTTCAATGGTGTCGAGTTCTATTGAATCAACCTCACCCAAACACAAACCATATACCACAAACAATTCTCTTGAGTTGCCTGAATCTGTGTCCATGTAAAGTAAAGTTGAGCCAACTCTTCTTCTTCCATAAATTATTGGTATCTTGCCACCATCAGCTATTTTTGTTGCAAGTATGTCTTGTCCTTGTCTTTTGAGTTTTTGTGCTAATCTAAAATTTTTAACGCCTGTTATAACAGTCAATATACCTGCTATGATCTTTAGTGCTTTGTATATGGTTGCGGGATCAATCATTAAGAACCCCACCTAATGTTTTGTCTTGTTATGTGTGCAAACTCCAAACCTTTATCATTTAAAAATGCCCTCTGTTGTGATTCATCAGTAAAGTGTCTACCTTTTTTTAAATTCCAATTTGCCCAATGGTTTGAGCAAGTTAATGTAATTGTTGAATCAGAATTTGATTCGCTTACTTCTACATTTTTTATATTTCCTGAAAAATAGGTAAAGGCATCTATAAAAGAATCATTGCTATCAAAAAAACCAAGATATATGTTTACTGCATCATCTATATAATTTTCATCATCAAAAACCGATATAAATGTTGAATTTATATTAGATAATTGTATCGATGTTTCTTCTACTTTAAGTTCACCTGTTTCTGGTGTTGTGCTTACTGATATTATTTCACCAGAAGATGTATAAGTATTGGAATCGTAAGTTACATCAAACTGATTATCAGTTAATCTAAAAACTGTAGATGTATTAATTTCTAGCAGGAAGCAAAATGTATTAGTAGGATTTGCTAGTTGCGTAAGTAAAGTTGAGCTTAAACTTCTTGACATTATTCAATGCACTCTCTCAAAGTAAAACTTATGGAAAATAAACCTGAAGTATTTGTTGTGTATAAAACATCGCTATCTAAATAAACTTTGAAGTTTGGTTGATCTACTGTTACTGCTTCGCTGTTTGCTAGTGTAGATATTATGCTTGGTGATATTGTTGCAGTACCATTACCGCTTCCATCTGAATCTAAATCAGATTCAAGCATATAAACTTTATCGTGATTTGCAAACTTAATAATATCACCTGCTTTGAGAACATCGGTTGTTGATGCGTCAAATCCTGACAATGCTATTGTTGAATCTCCTACACTATGGGAGCCATTTACAACTATATCTGTTTGAGTTCTATTAGCACCTCTATTTGTAATTGGATATGTGTAATCAAATTTATCAAAAGAGTTTTGCTGTTTTTTAAGAAAAGCAAAAACATCCATAGCATCATCTTTTGATAAAGGTGGTAATGTAATATCCAAAGTAAAAAATTGTGATCCATATTTCCTAGTAACTCTTTTACCAGATACAGATTGATTTATTAAGTTAGGTCTATTGTCTTGCAATGATAGACTGCTAGGTTTTATGGTTGTTGGAAAAGTACCTGACATTATGCTATCCCCATTTTACCTCTTGAGTTATAAGCTTGATTAACCATGCTTA